GGTTCTGGTGCCTCGGGTCGGAATCCGACGTCCAGCAGTGGTGCGGCTCACAGCCTTACGCGCGGGATTGGCGCGGGATGACTGAGAAGCTGACCATGAAGACGATTATCGCCCTCGCCCTGTTCTGCACCCTGGCCGCCTGCGGCGGTGGCGGCGACAGCCAAGTCGAAGAGGCGTTCGACCGCCCGACCGAACACTTCCCGACCCCGATCCCGCCCGTCCCGGCGAGCGCCCCGACGCCTTGATCGCCCATGAATGCTGTATAAACATACAGCATGAATCGGGTGATGGTGGTGGAGTTGAGGCACAACGGCCAGAAGCGGCCACGCGAGGACGTGCTCGCCGACAAGCCGGTGCACGGCCACCTGATCCTGGATCGCGGTGGCGCCTACCTGCAATCACGCATTGAGTCGCCTCCTACCGTGGGCGGCATGCTGCCAATCCTGTGCTGGCCTCGAGTGACGAGGATCAACCGGCACGGCATGGTTATCACCGGCTACTACTTGGTGCCAGGCGCCGGGCCGAATCAGCCCGGGATACCCCAGGCTTGGTGGTGTCGGCCGGCTACTTGATCGGCGGCGACCGGGCGATGATCTCGTCCTTGTCGCGCGAGCTGCGGCTGGAGCCGAATTCGAACTGGTGGGCATCCCGCAGGCACAAGCCGAAGTAGCTGGCCATGGTCGACAGCTGCGCCAGCAGCGCGCCGAAGACGCCTTCGCTGATGGCCTCGGGGTACTTGGACTTGAGGTAGCCCAGGCCCATCATCGCGGCAAGGCTGAAGATCAAGCCGACCACGTCCATGGCAACCATCCAGTTCGCGCGGGCGTTGTGCACGCCGGCCTTGGCAAGCTCCACGTCGCGCCGGCGGGCGTCTTGCCGGTCCGCCAGGTATGCCTTATCCAGGTCCGCCTCGTTCGCCATGACGGCCTGGCGGAACTGCAGCGCCAGTGCCGGGTCGAGCTTCATCGCCTCGACGGCCTCGGCGCCCTGCTTGCCGGTGACGATCTGGGCGATCTCGACCACCTTCCCGGCGGCGGCCTCGGCCTTGTCGCTGCCGGTGATCCACTTCAGGACGGCCGGCGCGAACTGCGCCAGGCCCATTGCGATGCTGATCGGATCCATGGTCAGTCCTTTAGGTTGGTGGCGATGCGTTGGGCCCAGCCGCGGCCATAGGTCGGCCAGGTGGGCAGGTCGTTCAGGAAGTCCAGGCGGGCGCCGTTGAAGCGCGCATGCACCTGGTACTGGTTCATGGATTGCGCCGCCTGCAGCGTGCGCGGCCCCAGGATGCCGTCCTCGGCCTCGCCAACAGCGCGCTGCAGGAACTTGATCGCCTGCTTGACACCGCTGTTGTAGGCCGCGTCGAACAGATCGAACTTGACTGCATCAGGGACGCCATCGCAGCCGGCAGGTCCCCAGAAGTCACGGCGCGAGATCAGCTTCGCGCGCTCGATCGTGAGGCTGGCGATGTCCTCGCCGGGATAGGAGCGCTTGCTGACACCGAACTTCGTTTCGCCGCCAGGATCGCGCGGATCGTTCGTGTAGCCGCCTTCATGTCCGAGCAGCCGCTCGAATGCCTTGTCGAAATCCATGTCGCCTCCTACTCGTCCAGCTCGATCGGCTTGCTGATGCCGTGGCGCGCCGCCCAGCGTTTCAGCTTCTGGCCCCACTCGGTTTCCTCGCGCCACCACTTGCGCAGCAGGTAGGCGATCTGCAGGATCACCAGCACACCGGTGAGCACGCCTGTGAAGGTGACTCCGGCCCACCAGTGCGCTAGCCACGCTGCTCCGCCTGCTGGCGCCGTCTTCGTGGCCACCTCGGTGACGATGTCCTGGACTTCCTGTTTCATGCGCCTCCCGTGGCGATACAAGCAAACCAACACAGCAGCGCTCCGGCCACTGTGGCGACGATGTCGACAGCCTCGACGCCATGAGGCGGAGCGAGACCGGCTGATGCAGCGCGGCGATTGAGCGCGCTGTCGACAAGCTCTTTGATGCAGGCGACCACGAGTGCCGCCAGGGCGCCGGCCGGCTGCGCGAAGTCGGCGCTACCCAGGGTCGCCACGAGGCCACCGACGACCGCGAAGATCAAGGCCCCGTAGACCACGTGATTGGCCTTGTCGATTGGCAACAGAGGTAGATGCATGACGCTCCTATGCCTTCAGGATCCGAGCGGAAATCGAGCCGTAGGCAGAGACTTGCGACTGGGTCAGCCCGGCATTGAGGGAGGCCGGCGGATCCCCGTTCGAGTCAAAGATTTGCCAGTAGAAACGGACCCTGAACGTTTTCGATCCTGACCAGGGCTGGATCTGTCGCATCAGCTTGACGGGCATGGCGGCCGTCCTGCGAGCCGATCCCTCAGTGGGCGGGACACGCCGAATCAGTGTCGGCTGCACCTCGTTCGAGTCGAGAGCGGTTGTTGGCGCCGCCGTATCCACAAGGATCGCTCGTAGCTGCGCCGTCGCGAGCGTGGAGGAGTCGATGCCGACGACATTCATGCCGCCCGTGGCGTCAATTCGCACTATCCCGCCAGGGTCGGTGACCGTTATCTCCACCTGGTCGGAGAGAACGAGTTCGGTTGCTGACGACGGCGCGGTTCCTGAGTAGTTCGTCGCTGACGACCCCTTGTCGATCTGCGTTGTCTGGGAAACGGTCGTCACCAGGATTTCATCAGCCCTCGGCGCCCATCCGGTCATCACGCCGCCGACCTGCCACTGCATTCCGTCGAAGTCAACAGAGGCAGCGCCAGCGCCGCCAGGCCGCGTGCTGGCCCACGCATACACGATCGCCGTCACTGCAGTTGCCGGAACGGTTCCGCTGATGAAGTGCCGGCTGAGCGTGCTGGTCAGCGCGAAATCTCCGCTGCTGGCAGTGCCGACAGAGACGTTCGACGCGTTGCGGAAGTCGATGAAGAGTTGGCCGACAGGCGAGCCAGACGCGCTCGACATGTAGGCCGAGTACCAGTAGGTTGCGCCAGCCGTGCCGCTGATGTTGATCGTCTGCTGAATGCCGGCGCGGTCGCTGCTGGTGGTTCCGAGCCCGGCGGCAGCAACACGCTGCACCTTCGCGCCGAACAGCCCGACGGTTTGAATGCTGTTCGTGATCGCGCCCGTGGTGCCGGCGGCGTAGGCCGTCCAGCTGTCGGCGAGGCCGTTGGCGTCGCTGTCGACCTCGAAGCTGCTGTTCGCGATGACGTTGTCGCCGGCCACCTCGGGCGGGGTTGCCATGCGTGCGGCCACCTGCGTGGACCAGGCGCTCCGCACTCCCAGCGTGTTGATCGCCCGCGCGCGGAACACGTAGTATCGGCCGGCGCGCAGGCCGGTGATCGTGACGCTGCTACCAGAGCCCTGCAGCATCACGCTCGGCCAGTCGCCAGAAGGCAGCGCGCCGTTTGCCTCGATGTACTGGATTTCGACCTTGCCGGAGTTCGTGACGTTGCCGCCGGTGGCTGGCGTCCAGGTGACGAGTGCACGGGCCTGCTGGGTGCCGTCGAGAAGCGATGCGATACCGCTGGTGATGGCCAGGCCGGTGATCGGCGAAACGACCCAGGGCAGCGGCAGGGAGCTGTTGGCGATGGCGTTTGGGTTGTCGAAGCTCGACGCAGGGTCGTAGATGAACGCGCCGGTTTCCTTCAGCGTCAGCGAGACGAGCGTCTCCATCGAAAAGCGCCGGCCGACGACCTCGAATTCCTTTGCGGCGAAGCCGAAGACCGGCAGCGTGACGCGGACCACATCGAACAGCTCAAGCTGCCACGCGTGCATCTTGCAGGGCAGCTCGATCGTCAGGGCCTCCCTGGCCTCGCGCATCATCACGCCTGCGACGTGTTGGGCGTGCGTGTTGTCCGTCACGCCGCCGAACTGCACCTCGCGCACGAGTTCCTGGCCGTCGGCCGTGATGTAGGCCGCGCTGCGCACTTGCGGCATCACCGCTGACACCCAGTTTTGCGCCGAGTCGATGATCGTCGCCTTGACCACGTTGAAGAGGTCGACGCGCTGGGCCTGCGGCACGATCTTGATGCTGCCGGCGTCGCTGACCCAGTCCTCGGTGATCGTCGCAACGGGAGCTCGATAGACGCCAGCGACGAGAGACAGCTGGCCGCCGGCCCAGCCCCACTTGCCAGCCATGCTCTCCACGATCTCTGTCAAGGCGTCGTCCGGCTTGCCGTCGAGCGGGCACGCAATGCCGCACTGGTACAGAGGCTGGGTGACCGTGCCAGTCGGCGTCACGAAGTTGGTCGACACGTCGCACGCGTTCGCCGCTGCGATGATCTTCGCGTCGATGACCTCTGACGACAGGCAGGCGCCGCCGTAGCTGGCGAGAGCCCAGGCGCGCGCGATCAGCGCCGGATTCTTGGACCAGGCCGTCGTGCCTGTGCGCGGGTCCAGGATCTTCTGGCCGCGCACCACCGCGGAGATGTTGGGGATGCCGCTGGGGAAGGCATCCTGGTCATACTCCAGCTCGACGACGAGCGCCGTGATGCCGGCGAATCGATCGCTGTTCGTGGCGCCCGTCGTCGGATCCGTGCCGGTGTTGATCAGGCTCGGGAAGCGGCTGGCCAGGAGGTCCGCGCCGATGTTCTGCGTGGGCGTGCCGAGGTACTTCCAGATCCGGGCCTTCGGCTGGCTACCGACGTACTGGTAGTTGACCGTGAAGGGCTGGTTCGGCGAGCTGACGGTGAACGTCACGGTGCTGCCGACGACGGTGGGCGCGTAGACCGGCTCATAGCCGTCCTGCGTCGTGTTGCCGACCGTCCAGACGGAGCCTGCGACAGGCGTCTGCGGCAGCACCACCGAGGCGTTGAGGCCGACGGCCGTGCCGGTGACCTGCGCGCTGATGAGCGGGGCCCGGTTGTACGGCGTCTTCTGGACCCAGAAACCGCCTGCTCCATCGCTCGTCAGGTCGCTCGACGTGATCTGCACGTCGTCGAAGTAGATGTCGCCGATGCTGTCTGACTCGCCGTGGCACAACGCGACGACCAGCACCAGGTAGCGGCTGTCAGGGCCATACGTGCCGTTGAACACGACCGCGTCGCTCACGCGAGCCTCGCCGTACACCACCGACCGGACCTTGTCCGCGGCCAGAGACATGACGAGGCGGTCCTGCAGACTCCCGTTGTATGCGTCGCGAGCTGCACGCTCCATGCGCCGCTGCTGGTAACGCCCGGCCTGGTACGAGGTGAACGCCGCTGCAGCGAATCCGAAATACGAGCTGTAAGCGGCGAGCGAAGTACCACCAGTAAGCCATGCGGCCGCGAAGTAGGCGGCGATCGGCAGCACCTTGACAACATCACTCATTGGAATCCCTGGTGCAGCGCCACGCGAGCAGCACGCTGTCGAGCTGAAGGTTTTCGAGGCCGTCGACGCTCGGCGCGACCCACACCTCTCCAAAGCAAACGGAGAAGCACTCGCGGCCACCGCTGAGCACTAGGCCGATGTCGCCAGGCTGCGCCACGGCTGCGACGATGCGTGCGCCGAGCCGTGCATCGGCGATGGCGCGAAGACCACCCAGGCGCGCAATGATTCGAGCCGCGCCGGCAGCGTCCGTGTAGGTGCCGCGCAGATCGGCCGCAGGGTCCTCGCCAGTCACGGCGCGCACGCAGTCGGCGCCCCACAGCGCGCAATCCTGCGAGCCCCACGCGAACGGGCGGTCGCAATGCTCCGCCCGGCAGGCCGACAATCGGCTCTGCCAGTCACGCAACCTCAGGCCCATCTCTACTGCTTGAAGAACGAGGCCGAAGGCCACGTTATTTTGTGGTTCGCCTGGCTTGCGACAAAACGCAGCGAGGTGTCTCCGGGGTACTGGGCGCGCTGGTCCGTGTCGGTGTACCGCAGCGGCTTCGGGCGCGAGAACGTCGCGCCACGGTGCTCAGCCGTCACCGCGATCGAGCTGGACTGCGCACCAAACTCGATCGGCATCTGGTCCAGCGTGCCGGTCCACACCAGTGGTGCGTCGAGGATGGCGTTTGTGGTCGGATCCAGCATGCCGAGTCGGAACTGCACCGCCACGTTGTGGATCTCCTGGTTCAGCGCGATCGACAGCGTGTCGTTGTTGACGCCGCTGAGCGCGAACTTCATGGCCTTGTACTCGCCAGGGGAGTCATCGACCTGGTCGATGCTCCCGAGGTTGCCGACGCCCTTATAGGTGTTGCCGGCATAGACGACATCGAAAGGCGTCGTGCTCAGCCGAACCGGGATGTCGAACAGCAGGTCGAGCAGCCCGATCATCGACACGGCCTGCCCGGAGAGAGCGGCAACAGCCGCCAGTGCGATGGCGCGCATCAGACCTCCAGAGCCGAGACGCGTGCGCGCAAAGATTGGATTTCTTTGACCAGCAACGCGATCATTTTTGACGGGTCGATCCCCCAGACGATCGAATCCGGACCGAGCACGTCTCCATCGTCACCAGCCGAAACCGCAGCCGGGAAGACACTAATCAGCTCCTGCGCGATGAAGCCATGAGATACCGGCGGGCTGTCAGCCGCTCCGCGCCAGTCGTATGCCACGATCCGCATGGCATCGATGATTGGGCCGGCATCACCGGCATCCACGATGTTGCCTTTCAGCCGCCGATCCGAACTGGTGTTGTACGTGGTCGACGCTCCGCTGGTGACGATAGAGCCGACGGCACCATTGCCGTTGATCCACTGCACAGTCGTGTTGGCTGCGGTCTTCGTGCCGCAAGAGAAAATCGCGGCATCGACTGAGAGATCTGCTGAGATGCGACAGCCTTTGACGGTCGAGGTTGGAGTGCCAACCGCGCCGACGAGCATGTTTTTTGATCCATCCAAGCGCACAGCGATGGCGCCAGCCGCGTACAAATCGAGAAACCCGCTCGCCGTCGATCCCATGACGCCGTAGCTCGCACCCCATCGCAACATCTGGCCGTCAGTCATCGTGAACGTGCCAGCAGCGTCGACAGCGAACTTCGAACCGGTTCCGGTGTACGTTGGCGTCGTGAAGAGGTTCAGCAGCCCATAGGTGTCGGTGAAATTGCCGTCGAGATTCAAAAGGGTCGGCGCGGTATTAGGATCAAAGATGGTGCGCGTCATAGGTTCGCCTTAAATGGACTCGATGAGGTCGAGGCTTGTGGATTCGTACATGCCTGGCCGGTGCGTGATGGGAACGCCATCGCTCTTGAGCATGAATTTCGCGATCGGCTTCGTGCAGGTGATTGCAGACAAGATCGGGATGGCCGCACGCGCCCGCGGCAACACCTCCACAAGCGCTTGGCCGTTGGCGTCGGTGGTGTAGTTGTCCATCGCGCGGAAAAGCTGCCCGCCGGCACCGAGCATGTCGCCGGCCAAAATCGTTGTGCCTGGCGTGCGACACACCGGCAGCTGGTTCGAGCCCTGCGCCATCGTTGCGTAGGTCGCTGGGCCGCCGCCGGTCCAGTTCGAATTCACCGCGCCGCTGGTCTTCCATTGCACGTTGGCTGCACCGCTCGTCTTCCACTGCGCAGGCCCGCCGCCGTCGCGGATTGAGCCCAGAGGCAACGGTCGGCGCAGGTTCCAGAGCAGAACCTGGTTCAGCGGCCCCTTGAGACGGTCCAGGAAGGCCTCCATCGAAGCAGCCAGCACCTGCCCTGCCGCGCTGGCCTCTCCGCCCTCAGCGATCCCGATAGAAACCTTCCACACCTCGCCGGTGAAATCGACGGCCTGGACGGTGGAGTTGAACGGACTGGTGAAGACGCGCGTGTTCGGCTGGATGCGCATCTCGAAGCTGTTGACCCGGAACGTCTCCGGCCATGCGTATACCGTCATGCCACCCCCTGCATGCGAAGCGTGCGCATCATTCGCGCCTCGCTCTCCGCGATGGCGGCGCGCACGCCGGCATACGCCTCGGCCCGGCTGACGCCTTCTCCGATGTTGATCTGCATGCCGCTCATGTCGACGCGCGGACCACCGCCAGCGAGAGCGTGGTTCGGCACAACGGTGCCGGCCGAGTTGCCCATGCGAAGCACTTCCGGCCCGCGCTCACCGACCAGGTAGGCCTTACCTGCGGCCACCGGACCGCCGCCAGCGCGCCCGCCGGAAATGCCGGCCGCGTTCGCATAGCCGACACCGCCGTTGGCCGAGTAGTTGCCGCCACCAAGGAAGCTGCCGAGCAGACCAATCAAGCCTTCCCCCGAGCTGGCCGAGCCCCCAAAGATCGACGCCAGGAACGGCTTCACGATCGCCAAGCGGTAGATCTCGCTGATCGCGGTGTCCACGAAGTTCGACACGCTGAATTTCCCAGACGCCAGAGAGTCGGTGAGATCGTTCTCCAGGGCGCCGATCGCAGAGCTGACCGCCTGCTTCGTCGCATCGCCAGCGCGCTGCACGCTGTCCAGGTACTCGGTCACCGCGTCGGAAGCGCCCTTCAGCGGGTCGGCCGCCTGCGCCTTCGTCTTCGCAGCAGCCTCGCGGCGCAGCCGGATCTCCTCGTTCAGCTGGTCAAGGTTCTGCTTTCGCTGGTCGAGAATCTGCTTTCGCTGGTCGAGAATCTGCTGCGAGATGCCGAACTCCTCCAGCGCAGCGATGTTCTCAGCCTCGATGGCTGCCTTGTTCTCCAGGCGCTGCAGCGTGAGTTCCTGGAGCTGGTCCTTGTTCAGGCCGATTTCTTCGATCTGCTCGCTCAGCGCCTTGTTTGATGCCGTACGCCTCGCGGTCTCTTCTGCCAGACCCTTCGACTCGGCGGAGATGGCCTTGATGCTCTCGCGCTGACTCTCGTTCAGCTTCTCGGTGTTGAGGTACTTCTCCAGCGTCGTTGCGACGGCAACCTTCTGTGCGTCCGAGAGCTTCGTCTCTGAGCCGGCGAGCCTGGTGACGACGTCGATCGCGAACTTCTGGGACTCTGACAGCCTCTCGCCCGTCTCAAGCTCAGCCTCGCTCGCCGTGGTCTTCTCGCTGATGCTCTTGATGAGGTCCTCATAGACCTTGAGCGCCTTCTCGGCCTCCTTCGAGTCGGTGACAACTGGCGCCTGCTGCTTCGGCTGCGTCAGCGGCGTGACCTTGCCGCGGCCCTGGTCGCCACCCTCCGGCAGCTGGATTCGGCGCAGGTATGTCTCGCGCTTCTCCAGCAGCGCGATCTGGTCGCGCATCTTCTGCGCCTGGCGCTCGGAGCCGATCGAGTTGAAGCGGTCGATCAGGCTGGTGCTCTTCGCCCTCTCTTCGATCGCGGAGATCTGCTCGCGCAGCGTCGCGATCCTCCCGACCGTGTCTGTCAGGTTCTGATTCAGGGACTTGAGCGGATCGACCTCCAGGCCAATGTCGAGGGTGGCCGAGAGGAAGCTGCCATAGGCCTTTTTGCCCTCGATCAGCTGGTTCGTGATGTTCACGAGAGTCGGAAGCAGCCCCTGCACGAGGCTGACCTTGGCCGCCTCGCTCGCCAGCTCCAGCTTCTTCAAGTTGTCGTTGAAGTCGCCGGCCGCCTTGGCCACGTCGTTGCCGTAGACGGCGCCCAGCTTCTTCGCCTCGTCGGTGAGTTCCGAGATCCCGTCCCGGCCCTTGTTCAGGAGCGGGATCATGTCTGCGCCGGTCTTGCCGAAGAACTTCTGCGCGAGCGCCGCCTTGTATCCGCTGTCCTCGTAGCCCGCGAACTTCTCGGCCAGGTCGAGCAGCAGTTCGTCGTTCGTCTTCAGGTGCCCGTTCGCATCACGCACCGTGATGCCGACGGTCTTGAAGGCGTCGGATGCCTCCTTGTTACCGCCAGCAGCCTGAGCGGCGGTCTTCCCGAGCTTGCTCAGGCCGGCGGCGAACGCCTCGGTCGACGTGCCGGCGACCTCGCTGGCGTAGCGGTATGCGCTGAGCTTTTCGACGGCGATACCGTACTTCTCACCCAGGTCGTCCAGCCTGTCCAGCGTGTCGATCGATGCCTTGGCCGCGCTGATCTGAGCGCTGACCAGTGCGGCGATGCCGAGCCCTGCAATGCCCTTCTTCAGGTTCGACATGGCCGAGTCGATCCGCGCCGCGTTTTTCTCAGCGGTGCGTGCGGCCTTGTCCATGCCGGCCTCGAACGAGGCGAGCTTGGCGACCAGGTCGATCGATAGAGTTGCTAGTGCCATGTCAATCTCGGTTCGGTCGGTGCGTCTTGATGACGAGCAGTCGGCTCAGCAGGCTCTCAACGTCCTCGATGCCAAGCAACTCCATGACGATCGGGACCCCGGCCCAGTCGATCGCGCCCGATCCACACGTCAGGTAGTTCCACGCCTTGATGGCCAGGCGACTGCCTTCGTCGTACTGCGGCGACGCTTCGCCCTCGAACTCGATGCCCGCCTGCGCATCGAGTAGGGCCGTCAGTTTTTTTCTGCCGCCCCGATGCTCAGGTTGTGGGCCGACACGCTTGCGCTCACGGCCTCGCTCACCAACTTGACCCAGGTCAGGCGATCGCTGACCACCTCGGCCCAGACCTCGCGGTCGAACGGGACGGCATCACTGGAACCAACCGCGGCGCCGAGCAGGTCCGCCTCGGTGAAGCCTCGCCAGTCGACCACGCGGTTACGCGCGTCATCGACCGGCGTCGAGCGGCTGTATGCAGCCAGCTCGGCTTCCGAAGGCCGCTGGATCTTCACGGCTTTGCCTTCCTCCAGCTCCACCCAGCTCTGCCGCTGCTCGACCAGCTTCTTCTTCAGCAGCTGCAGATCCATCAGGCGATCCCCTTCAGCACCACGCCCTTCACGGCGATGCCGATGCTGCCGGTGCCGAGCTGCCCTTGCTGCACGCTTTCACCAGGCAGCGACGGCTGGCCGCGGAAGACGCGCACGGACCCGTCGTTGAGGGTGATGCGGAACACGACGAACGAGGACGCCAGCGCGGCATCCTCGATGAACTGCATGACCGAGCTGTTGTAGGTCTGGTTCAGCAGGTTCAGGGTCACCGACTGCACAGCGAGCAGGCCGTTCTCCTGCTGCGTCACGACGTCGATGAGCCGGGTCGCATTGAGCTTGTCCGCATCGCCGCCGCCGATCTCGTAGCTGGTCGACTCGGCCAGCGTGCCCCAGGTCGCGACGGGGGTGAACGTGCCGGCGGTGAACGCGCTGTAGGGCGTCGTGTTCAGACCCTGCAGGTCGAACGCGTTCGTCGCCTGGTTGTAGACGCGCGATGCCTGGCCATCGAGCTGCGGCATGCCGCCGGTCACGGTCCAGTAGCCCACCGTGCCGTTCGCCATGCCGTGTGCGGCGCTGGTCGCCACGCCGGGGCTGGCTTGCGTCACCGCCGTCACCGTCTTCGCCGCGCTGTAGGTCAGGCCGACCTCGACCTTGACGCCCTTGCCTTGGATGTTCATCGATATTCCCTTTCAGAAACGAGAAAGCCCGGCGCGGTGGCCGGGCTGGTTGTTGGAAGCTGATGCGCTAGCTGAGCCAGTTCACACTGACGACCTCGACCTCAAGGCCAGCCTCTGGGTCGTATCCGGCGGTGATCTGCTCCCATGGCCAATTCGCGGCGAGGAGCGCGGCCTCCACCTGCTCTCGCAGCTGGATCGCATGCAGGCGATCCGTGTGCACGCACTGGATGTCGAGCGACACCACGCGACCAAGGATCGAGTTGTTCAGCCCGAAGACGATCTCGTCGCGCTGCTTCGTCAGGACGATGAACGGCTTCGGAAAGCCCTGGGTCACCATGTCGAGGCTGATGCGCTTTGCGGGCACCAATGCAATCAGCGGCGCGTACGCAATCAGCGCTGCGCGAAGGTCTGTCTCAGCGCTCATCGTCAACCCTGGCTGTTCGGCTTGTTGAGCTTCTGGATCGCCGGGCCGAGGTACTCGGTCACCGTGCGCAGCGCCTGACCGGACTTCCTGCTCGCCGCCTGCGTCAGGAACCGGAATGCGCGCATCGACTTCGTGCCGAACTCGAGGAAGCGCCAGTAGAACGGGTCCTTCGTGCTCGATGCGCCGCGGTTCGCGCCCTTTGCCGGACGCACATTCACGTAGACACCGACATCGCCATCTCGCCGCGCCTGCTTGCTGGTGCGCACCGTGATCGCCTTCTGCACGGTGCCGGCGGCGCGCCGCTTCGTCGGGACCGAGATGACCGGCGTCAGCCGCTTTGCCTCATCGCGGAACACACGGCCGCCGGCCGCCAGCGCGTTACGCAGCATGCGTTTGCGCATCTTGCCCGGCAGGGAACGCAGGGCCGCCACCAGGTCGTCAACGCCCTGCAGCCGACCATCGAATTCATCGTCCATCGCGGACGCCCTTCACGGCCTCGATGCGCAACTTCTCGCGCGCTCCGCCGATGTCGACCGGCTCACCTACCATCTCGTATGGCACACCGCGCCACAGGATGCGCATGGCCACGTCGAAACCGGTGCGATATCGGCCGTAGAACGTGATTGGCGTGCGCGCCTGCATCTGCCCCTCGGCCGGCGTCTCTCCGCTCTGGAACGTGACTGCCTTCGCCCACCAGCTGAATACCGTCGTCCAGGCCCCATTTGGCTGACCTAGTTCATCTTCGCCAGGGCTCCGCAGCTGGAATGCCAGGAGTTGATCGAGTTCCCGACTGTCGAGCACGTCAGAAGCTCCAGATCTTCGAGGTGTTCAGCAGCGCATCGCGTGCCTTCTCGTAGGCCTCGCGATCCTCCGGCGTGAGCTTGTCCCACTCCAGCTCGATGCCGATCAGCAGCGCCTGCTTGACGGCCTTCGACAGCGAGCCTGCGGCCAGTCCGGCCTTGAACTGGATTCGCACCGCGTTCGCAACCTGGCGCGTCGATGGCCAGGAGGCGCCGTAGGCCAGCCTGATGCAGCGCGACAGGCCGTAGGCGTCGAGCGTGTACAGGCTGCTCGACA